TCCACTCTGCAGGCGATTGACAATACCTACAGCATCGGAGGTGATTTTGTCACTTCGACTGATGCTAAAACCGGGCGTTGGAATCGGATTGTTATCCTGAAAAATAACACCAGCTTTGCTGCGCTGACCGCTCAAAACTGGACTGGCAACAGCCCTGTTGGTGAATCATTTCCTGCAGGCTTTGAGATCCAAGGCGTTTTCACTGCCTTTACTTTGAACAACGGTGGCGCTGTCATCGCCTACAAGATCTAGCCATGGCAAAATCACACGGCGGTGCCAGCTATGTTGATTACGGAATCGGCGCTGAGGTGATTACTGACACTGCCGTTCACACAGGCAAGTTTCACCACATTGACTTTTACGAAAACAGCACGATTACGGCAATCGTTTCCACTAACATCATTGACAACAGCTTTGTTGGTGCTTCAGTAGACCAAGGGGCACACCTGACTGGTTACTTCACCAGCATTCAGCTCCAGAACGGCGCCTGTATCGCTTACAAAATCTGATGGCACTTGCAACCTCGCTACGAAAGACCGCATCCAAACTGATGGCAAAGTTTGGCGGTGAGGTTACATTTCGCCGGGTTACGGCTGGCGCCTATAACCCCACGACTGGCACATCAACGCCTACAACTGCAACCACAACTGTGCGCGGCGTGCTTGATAACGTCAGTGAGCGGGACATCAACGATCTAATCAAGGGTACAGACAAGAGACTTACGCTTGCTGCTGCCGACCTGAGTTTTGAACCTGCCGTATCAGATCAGGTAACGATTGCAAGCCGCGTGATGCAAATCGTCCAGGTCAACAAGATCGAGCAGGACAATACCGCGATCGTGTTTGAAATCATCCTGAGGGAATAACATGGCACGAATCATTAGATTTGAGGACATTGGTATTTACTGTGAAAATCAAATCAAGACTTTAGTAAGCACAGCAACTCTTCAGGCAGAAGTAAAGCTAAAAGAACGCACGCCAGTTGGTCCAACAGGACGGCTTCGTATTTCTTGGCAAACAGTTCTAGAGCCTTATACAGGCAGGGTGTTTAATAATTTGCCCTACGCAGCACCTGTTGTTGCTGGTACAAACTTCCCACCATCCTGGGGTGGACAATATCGAACACGCCAAGGTGCCGAGCCTTTCCTTGATATCGTGGCAAAAGATGTCCAGACTTGGACGCTGCAACAAGCTGCACGGTTGGGACGTGACCAATGAGCCTCAACACTATCCGCTCTCACATCGAAAGTCGCATTGCAACTGAGTTTGCAACGGCACCTGCCCTGCAGGTCTCTTATCAAAATGTGCCATTTACCCCACCTAACAATGCAAGTTGGGTTCAAACGTTTATCAGCTGGGGTGATTCGGCTTATCTGACGATTCTTACCAGCAGCGCACGCGGCACTGGCGATGGCTTCGATCGTCGCAACGGAGCATTGACCTTTAACATTTACAGCCCACGAGGGGAAGGTCCAGGCGCAGGGCTCACCATTGCGCAGCGCTGCATTGACCTGTTCTCACGTTTGCAGCTGGAAAATATAAAATTTGATGCTGCTTCTGGTCCGCGCACCATTGAACCCGCTGCGCCGGAAGGGTTTTTCCAAACACAGGTCGCCATAACTTTCGAGGCTTACGAACGCAGTTAGACTTGATTCAGCCACTACCGTTCAACAATGGCTGTTACTGTTTTGTCCGGTACGTCCGGCGCCCTCTACTACAAACCCGCTGGCACCACCGGAACATTCGGTGAGTCTGGCGTTACCGTTGCTGCTGACACGATTACCGTTGAGCCTTACCTTAATTTGAAGGTTGGCGATCCGGTTCAGTTCAGCGTTGTCAACAGTCAAACCGGCGGTACTGGCACAGGCACTCTTCCTGCCGGTATTTCAGCAGCCACCACTTATTACGTCATTGGCTACACGGCATCCACTGGTGTGATGCAGGTGTCTGCCACACTTGGCGGTGCCACCATCACTATCACCGATGACGGTACTGCTGCAGCTCCCAACGAGTTTCAAGTTGCCTACGCCGAATTTGCGGCAGTCGGTCAAGTGCAATCGTGGAGCTTCGAGATTGAGCGAAATGAAATCGATGTAACCACCATCGGTCAAACCGCTGGGCAATACGCACCTTTCCGTGCTTATATCCCTGGCTTTGCTGACGGATCTGGTACTGCTTCGATCTACGTCACCAACGAAGATTCTGCACTGTCTAATCGGATGGTGGAAGATGTGCTGCAACGTCAGCAGGTTGGTTGTGCCTTCAAGCTTTACACAGACAAGCAAAGCACTGAGGCTCTCAGCCGTAGCATCTCGATGCCTGCTGTCTTGCTAACTGCCAGCCTGAACATCAATCCCGACGATGCTCAGATGGTGGAAATCACCTTCCGACCTGCTGGCACTCCAACTTTTGACTTCAGCACCACCACCTAATCTGCAGTCAAAACAAAATCTGCCCCTGGCTTGCGCTAGGGGCTTTTTTATGTCTAAAGTATCAGCAACAAGGCATTTTTTTTATGGCTGCCATTTCATCGACCATGCGTGCTCTTGATCGGCTGAAGAAAGCTGCAAATCTTACGCCGATCAAAAAAGCTGTCAAGCTGAGCGATGGTGAAGTTTTTGAGTTTTACTGCCGTCCATTGACGATGGCAGAACGCGAGCGTGCGCAGAAGGATGCTGGCACTGATGAGGCAACTGCATTTGCGCTACAGCTTCTTGTTAGCAAAGCACTAGATGAAAGCGGGCGCCCTTTGTTCCGTGCTGGTGAGATCGCAGAACTGAAAAACGAGGTGCGCGATTCTGACCTGCAAAGCCTGATGCTGGCAGTAATCACAGATCAGTATGACGCCAAAGAAGAGGATGTAGACGCAAAAAACTGATCAAGCTGGTAAAAGACGATCATTTGCTTCGGTTGATGATGCGTCTTGCCAGGGATCTAGGATACACGCTGTCAGAACTATCAGAGCGTATGACCTTTGAAGAGGTACAGCTCTGGGGCTTGATGTACCAAGCCGAAAGCGAAGAGATAGAAGAAGCAAACAAAAAGGCTAGCCGACGTAGAATGGGCTGAGTTAGGTACGCGTCATGTCAGTCGTAGCAAACGTTGCGATTAACGTTGATGCTGCTAATGCGATTCAGCAGCTTGACCGGATCAAAGCGGCTGCAGGGCAAAGCGAGAAAGGGCTTAAGGATGCAAGTGGAGCAGCGGCTGGTTTCGGAGCTTCTTTAACAGCAGCGTTAGGTCCGATTATTGGAGTTACTAGCGCATTGGCGGCTCTTGGTAAGTCACTTACAGTATTTCAAGGAAGAGAAACTGATGTAGCTGTTTTAAAGAATGGACTCAAGGGGCTGGTAACCGATGTTGACGCATCTGCGGCAGCGTTGGTAAAGCTAGGTGACGAGTTTGGCAAAACAACTTTATTTAGCGAAGAAGACTTTACAGGAGGGGCTCAATTACTTACGTCATTCAGGGGTATCGCTGTTAGTAACTACGAGGAGGTTATCAATACAGCGGGAGATGTTGCGCAAGTCATGAAAACTGATGTTAATGGCTCCTTGTTGCAACTTGCAAAAGCACTGCAGGATCCCGTACTTGGGTTAAGTGCTTTGTCAAGAAGCGGTATTCAATTTAACGAGACTCAAAAAGAAACAATCAAATCAATGGTTGCGGTTGGCAATGTTGCTGATGCGCAAAAGCTTATTTTGAGAGAACTTCAAGTTCAATACGGTGGAGCGGCGGCAGCCGCTGGTAAAACTGGTCTTGCTGCGGCACTAGATACTCTTGCTGAAGTTGCCAACGATGTATTTAACGCCATCGGGAAAATATTTAGTCCATTAGCAACACAGGCAGCTACAAGATTCACATCTGCCCTGCAAGAGGTTGAGGCTGCTATGCCGCAAGTTCAAGCGGCAGTAATGGCGCTAATGACGCCACTTGGAGCAATAGCCGATGTCGTACTTCCTGCCGTCAGCGGTGCGTTTAAGTTTGTTTTACAAAACATACAAGCAATTATTCAGGTCGCTACGTTTTTTGGCACCTTTGTTGGGGTATTAAATGCAATTACGCTTGCGACAAAAGCCTGGGCAGCAGCGACAACAGTCCTAGGAACTGCCCAGAAAGTCGCAGCAGTAGCGGCAGCAGCTTTGCAGGCGATGTCTGGTCCGGCTGGAATCCGCAACGTCATTGCCGCTACGGTTACGGCGACTGGTGCTTCACTTGCATTAGGCAAGGCGATGGACAGTGCGGCTAAAAAAATTACATCTGTCAAGGGTGAAACGGATTTAACGGCACAAAGTGCTAGGGAAATGCTCAAAAATTACAGCTTGACTCCACCTGCAATAGCAAGCGCTGAAGGCAAAGCAAAAGATCTGAAAGCAGCACAAAAAGCAATTAGTGATGAAATCAAGCATCAAAACGATTTAATAAAAGGACAACTTAACATTGAATCGCAACGGATTTCTCAATCTGCAAGTCTTGTTCAGGCACGCAGCCAAGCCGAAATAGCAGTCAATCAAGTAATCCTAGATCGCCTTAACGCTGAACTGCAAAGCGCTACAACTGCGCAAGATAGAGTGCGTCTTGCGCAAGAAATATACAACGTTGAGATAGCCAATGCTAAAGCCACTTATGCCGCCACAGTAGCACAAATCGAAGCGCAAACACAGCTTGCTGATTTGGCGGCTAAAGAACAGCAGATTAAGCTTGTACAACTTCAAATTGAACAAGCATTACTGACTGCAA